TAACCCGCAAAGCATAAAGGACCTTTATCCTGTAGCAAATCTACACCCTAAGCGTGAGACTGTAGGTCTAGCTACAACCTCTACTATTGCGGGTTCAGCAAGAGCAATAGCTCAACAGATAGAACTACCAGCATCTATTCACGGACCTATTGATATTACAATAAATGGTGTGGATGTGGGTGCATCAAGAGTAGTGACACCAGACCTTCCAATATCGGCAGATTACTTCTCCTTGATGGCTGGTGGAGATTTTATTGCTGGCTATGAAGTAAGTAAGACGGTACTCAACTTGTATGAAGTAAGTGTAGTAGTTATAGATATTACAGATCTGTATAGCGGAGTGTTTACCACATCAACAACCGGACAGAAAAGACGAAAACATTCTGTTGATTGTGCTTTTTATGCTTACGTCGAAGAGGAAACAACCGGTACGTTTATTCGGTCTTACTTAGTTATTAGAGATCAAATATTAGATATTACCAGTACTGTCGGTAGTAAACAAATAACCTATCCAGAAACTAGAGCATATCTGGGGATTAGATCTGTCGGCGTACCACAACCAGACTATTCATCAACTATTGCTGCTTCGCAAGACAAAGCTGCCGTTTATTTTGCTAATCGATTACAGAAAGATAAGGAGCTTTCGGGCTTGTTTGTATTTGATTCAGAGGGCTCAACATTGACGGCAACTTGTCTCAAACAGGATGAGGTTCAGTTTTCTATGCGCATAAATGGATGGACTTCGGCTACAGTGTTTACGTCGTTTGATTCGACAAGCACATTAATCACTATTTAATATGGGAGACGATAGGTACTACTACGACGAGGAAGGCAATAGACAGTCTTATCATAGAGACATGTTGCAGATGCAACGCGAGCAACGTAAGATGGAATCTCGCGATGCTAGGCTACAACGTAAAGAAGATAGGAAAAATCTCTTTAGCGATAAAAAACCTATTGCTAAAAGTTCTACCGAGCAGAAACAACCGAATGCTAACGCGAATGAACCAGTAAACGTAATCAAGAATAAAGAAGGATTGCGTGCGCTTATTGAAGCCATTAACGCCAGACTTGATGCTGCCTCAATTAGTGCTTCATGCGATGCTGGTGGTAATGTTACAGTAACGCTCAACCTCTAACTCGTATGGCAGTAATTACGACAACAGTGCCGTGCTCATGTTGCCTTAGCTGTAATTCATTGGCTGGTCTCTTTGGTGTTTCATCGGTATTGCTTACTGTTCAATTTGGTACACTGGCCAGTGGTTCTCTTGTTGCTAGGTTTGACAATCTATCTGGGGCTTCAGCCAACGGAACCATATTGAGTGCACCGTTCGGATTTCTTTTTCTTGGAGGTGCTGGACTTTCTATTTATAATGACAATAATGCTTGTTACTTATCAGTAACGGCTACTAATATTGGTACAAATCAAGTATTGGCTTTTTCAAGTACTTCCTTCGCTGTAATACAAAACCCCCTACCTATATCAGGAAGTGGTACAGCATCACGGTCAACTGGTATACCACCGAATCAAAATACAACACAAGATTCGGGTACCTTTACTCTAGAATAATGTGCCAGTACGCAATAAGTATTTCCGACTCTTCCAACCGTTGCTCCCTAGATTTTTATGGGGGTTTTCCGAGTAAAGGAGTATGTGCACTGTGCGTGAAAAACGGAGAAAACAATACAGCGCATAAGCAGCAGCTTGACAGAAACCAACAAGATCAAGAGGTAAGTAGTACTGTTTCAGTTTTAGAAATGGCTGGTACTTTGAGTAATTCAATATTACGGTGGGCTAGTAGTGGGTTTCAGGTTGTAGCTAACGACGTACTCGAAGACCGTAAAACAATCTGCTCCGCCTGTGACTTATGGGACCCCACAGCCTTCGGCGGGACAGGTCGCTGCAAGAAGTGCGGCTGCTCCACACAGGCTAAACTCCGCATCGCTACTGAGAAATGCCCTATCGGAAAGTGGTAAAACCGTACTTGACCCCCCACCCTTTTTCCTGTACCCTATACCCACCATGAAGACCAAGACCAAGAAACAGGTAGCTTATCTGCTTAGTAAGGTAAGCCCCCTTGATGATAAAGGACAAGGTAAACTTAAAAAAGAACTCCATTCCGGCGACGTCAAAGTTAAACCCAAAAAGTAATGCCAGCAACCACTGCCAGCCAGCTTGTTCCGCTGCTCGATAAATACATCGAACCAGACGGCGAGTTCAAGACAAGCCTTAATCAGGTCTTGTCTCGTATCTACAACATGGGGACTTACCGTGATCTTACTATCCAGTACAGTCTGCCTGTTGTTGACAATTGCGTTACGCTGCCGGACGAAGCCGATTCGGTACTTCACACCATTGTGGATAACCAGCCAGTGCCCGTCCGTTCTTTGTGGCACGACTTCAAATCGGTCGGCATGGGGGTCGGCGCAGCTGACCTTACATGGGGTCTGGTTGACGCTGGTTTTCACCCGTTGAAGCGGTTGATTACTACCGCTACCGATACTTTGCACATTGTTCCGTCCGACCAGTCACCGACGAAAACCAATTTCAATCCTAATGACGGCGGCGAGATCGTGGTCACAGCGACAGATGGCGATAAGATTTATCAGTCAACCACCGATACCGTATCCGACAACGATGTGCCTCTCACGTTTGCAGAGGACATTAACGCTGTGATTAGTATCCGCTTCGACGGTCTTACGGATGCCTACGACATCCGAACTACTGCGGGCAATTCCGATACCACAATTGCCACAGTCGGACCGGATTCCGGCGTCACTCGCTATCGTAGATTCAGGTTGAACCGCTCGACCAATGACGAAACTGTCGTTCATGTTCTCTGCAAACGAGCCTTCCAACCTGTGCGCTCCGATAACGACATCGTGTATGTCGGAAATGTCGGTGCTCTAAAGCACGGTCTTATGGGCCGCTTGATGGAGGATAACGCCGATATCGAGCGTGCCGAATACCACTGGAACAAGTGCATGCAGCTGATGGAAGAGGAAGCCGCTACCTCAAGGGGTGCTGCTATTCCGAGGTTGAATGTCGATCCATATGGTACTGGCAACCTTAATCGTATTTACCAACTGTACTAATGATAGTCATTAAACCTTCCGGTGAAGACCGGAAACAAGCACGCGCTGAAGCCAAAGCGATGGGTGTGCTCAGGGGCTCAATCGCAAGAGGTCGGGGCAACGAGATTGGAATGATGGGCGAGATGCTTGTTCATCGTGAGATCGGCGGCAGCAGGGTAGGCGACATAAACTTCGCTTACGACATCACTATGCCAGACGGCGTAACCATTGACGTGAAAACGACTAAGGCCGCTAGTGTGCCGGAACCCCATTATGTGGCTCGCGTGTACGGTGCAGAGTCCAGTGCAGAAAAGATAGGCAGCAAATGTGATGTCTACTATTTCGTTAGGTGTAACCAACAAATGACTCTCGCCACTATTATTGGTTGGTTGCCAGCAAAAGAGTTTATTGTGAAAGCAACCTTCCTGCCTAAAGGCAATGTTGATCCAAATGATGGCAAGCTATCTTTCTCTGATGAGTTTGTGGTACCCATCTCAGAACTGAACCCGCCCTCCGTGAAGATCACGAAGAAGCGGGTCCGTTGATTTCTTAGAAGTCGCCGCCTTGATCGATGTCGTACGCCTCTGAGAGATCGATCTCCCAGATCTTACCGCCACCTTGACCCTTGCTCCGTACAGGCCGTACGTTCTTGTTGTGCTGACTTACCTCTTCGAGTACCGTCATGCCGCGACGGACGAACTCCAGATTTCCGCTGTTGCCGACGCTACGACCGCCGTTACATTCTTGTAGCACAACGGTGAACTCAGTAAGAGTGCCGCGCCACTTGGTAAGAGATACGGTTTCACGGACCTTCTTAGCGAAGAACTCGACCATCTCTGCAATGGCAGAGCGCGAGCTATTATCGTAAGCTGCGGCTTCGATGAATGAGTCAATGTAAGTCTTAACGCCGAATCGGTTGGAATCCTTTATCTCAATCGGTACCTGCCAGTCGTAAAGCCACTTGAGGAAGAACGGCAGTTCGGTGTTGATCGTGTTCTCTACGAACTCGTTTGAGCCGAACTTCACCTTGTGTCCGCTGTTGATACGCAACGCAATGATCTTGTCTCGGTTGCTGCTGTCAAGTGACGGCAGGGCGGCAAGGGAGTTGGCATCAAGGTTGAGTGACATCATAACCCTACCGGACCACGGCAACGGGATAGCATCCGCATACTTCGCATGGTACTCAAGTCTAGGGTTGGCTACACATCTTTTGGTAAGCTCGACGAACTTGCGCTGATCGGCGTAGGTCGCTGCTGCTGTTTGGTCGTCCACAACCCAAGCGGCAGACCCGCAGAGGTCGCGGTTGAAGCTGGTCTTGCCGGACAGATAGTCCGAGGCATCGCTGAACCCACCGACCGAAGCACCAATAATTTTGTTGGTGAGTAGGGTCTTACCGTGTCCGGCTGGTCCCAACAGGATCATCAGTTGCCCTTGATCAAGTCGGCATTCAAGTACCGCTTTGTACAGGC